AAGTCGAAGCAGCAAAAGAGTCACTCGCTGAGCGTGTTGATTCTTATCTTGAGTACGTCGCTGACGAGTGGTTTGAAGAAAACGCACTCGCCATCGAGAACGGTCTTAAGACTGAAATGACCGAATCATTCCTCACCGGAATGAAGGGTCTTTTTGAAGAACATTATGTAACCATCCCTGAAGATAAGTATGATGTATTAGAGAGCATGGTAGAAAAACTTGATGATATGGAGACCAAGCTCAACGAGCAGATTGAGAAGAACATCAACCTGAATGGTCGTCTTGCAGACGCAACCGCAGGCGGTATTCTCGATCAAGTTTCTGAGGGACTCGCTGTAACTCAGAAGGAAAAGCTCGCATCACTTTCTGAAAGTGTTGAGTTTGAAAGTGAAGATCAATATCGTGAAAAACTGGAAACCCTGAAGGAGTCATATTTCTCCGGCAAGGCACCAGTTGCTAAAACAGAAACCCTTTCTGAGGGTGTAGATAGTGCAGAGGGTGTTGAATCCCATTCTGCATCTATGGAAGCATACCTGAGAACCCTGGGTTCTTTTGGCAAATAAACTGAATTTAACATTAGTTCAAACACACACTTTAGGAAAAAGCAATGTTCCAATCCGAAACGTTGCAGGAAAAGTGGAAGCCCCTTCTGAATCATGAAGGATGCGATGAGATCAAAGATCCCCATCGTAGAGCTGTAACCGCTGTCCTGCTGGAAAACCAAGAAAAATTCCTCAGAGAGCAATCCGCATTTAACGAAAGCGGAATGCTTAATGAGCAACCCAACATGAACACCAACACCGGTGCTAATGCTGGTTTCTCTGCTGGCGCTACTGCTACTGGTCCAGTTGCAGGTTTCGACCCCGTACTGATCTCCTTGATCCGTCGTTCGATGCCTAACCTGGTCG